GACAACGCAAACAAATCAAACAACCAACCCGAAATTTTCTTTTGAGAGATGACACCCGATGGCGTTATTAAATCGAATCAAGAATCTGTTTGTCCAAGATTCAACTTATCGAACTCCGCACGACTTTCTTTTTAAGTCCTCGACGTTCGGACAGAAGTCCGACTCTGGCGAGGTAGTCACCGAAACGACAGCGATGTCTCTGGCGTGGGTCTGGCAGGCTGTCAGCACGATCAGCAACGACATCGGACGCCTGCCGGTTGTATTATTCGACAGATCGAACGGCGAGCGTGAGCGAGCGACCACACACCCAGCCTACCAACTAATCAAACGCCGACCGAATCCCTATATGACGAGCAAGGTCTTTATGTCGACGCTCACGAAGTCGGCACTTCTTACAGGCAACGGACTCGCGTGGATCATGCGCGACCAGCGAGGGATACCCATTGAGCTGTATCCGCTGGAAACCTCAACCGTCCGCATTAACGTCATCGATAACGAGCCGGTTTATCTTGTTCGCTTCAAGGCAGGCGACGAGGAGACTGCGATCAGCCATCGCAATATTTTGCACGTTCGCAATATTAGCTCGACGGGTTACTGGGGTCTAGACTGCATATCGTTCGGACGCAACTCGATCGGTCTTGGACTGGCAACCGAGAAGCACGGCAATCGGTTCTTCAAGAACAACGCCAGACCGTCGGTAGTCCTTGAGACTGCTGGCAATATGGACAAAGAAAAAGCCGACCAACTTCTCGCGTCATGGAACGAGATGCACGCAGGGGCAAACAACGCATACAAAACCGCGCTCTTGACCGGCGGCATGGAGGCTAAGGTCATGAGCATCAATAACGATAACGCTCAATGGTTGCAATCGCGACAGTTCCAACGGCAGGAGATCGCGTCGTGGTTCCTGTTGCCAGCGAACAAACTCAACGACACCGCATCCGTCTCCTATGCCAGCGTTGCAGCATATAACAAAGCCTACCTCGATCAGACCTTGATGAATTGGATCGTGACGTGGGAGGAGGAGTTGACCGACAAGCTGCTCACCACGCGACAACGCGACGACGATCAATTTAGTTTTGAGTTTATCACCGCGAGCCTGTTGCGTGCCGATCTGCTTCAGCGGTATCAAGCCTATCAGGTCGGGATCGCTTCTGAGTTCTTGAGTCCGAACGAGGTGCGACGCCTTGAAAATATGCCAGCGCGAGAAGGCGGCGACAGCTTCGTCAATCCGAACACCAAAAGCGGCGACAGTCCACAACCGGAAGCAGCACCAGAAGACGCAGAAGCAAGGACGGACATGGAGCCATCATTGCGGGCATTGCTCGCGGATCGTATGGGCAGAATGATCCGGCTCGAGGTGACCAAAGCCAAACAAGCCGCAACGCGAGAAGCGAACTTCATCAGTTGGCTCGAATTGTTTTATGACACATTTGGAGAAAAGGTCGAGGAGGCTCTGCGCCCTTGCGTCACAACTGCACAGGCTGCCGGATTCGCTGAGGGCTGTGACATTCACGAACTGACGCAGACGCATATCATGGACTCGATCGACAGATTGCTCAACGTCACGGAGTGCAAACCCGAAGAACTAGAAACCAAAATCGTCGCGGAAGTCTCAACGTGGGACGTCCGAGCCGATGACATCATTAATCGAATAATGGAGAAAAGCTGATGGCGAGTAAAATATATTTATATGGGACTGTAGGATACGATATTGACTCGAATTATATGCGGATGGCACTAGACGAAGCGTCCGACGGCGATCTCGAGCTGCGGATCAATAGCGGCGGCGGTGATGTCTTCGAGGGTCAAGCAATCTACTCGCTTCTGGAGTCATGGAAGACGACAACCGGAAATAGGGTTATTGTCTACATCGACGGGATCGCGGCATCAGTGGCGAGCGTGATCGCAATGGCTGGGTCTGATATTCAAATGAGCAGCAACGCATTAATGATGATTCATAACCCGTGGACACCTGCGGCTGTCGGTGGTGCTGACGACCTTCGTGACCTTGCCAACGTACTCGATAAGATTCGCGAGACGATCGTCACAGTGTACGAAACCAGATCGGGCATCGACCGCGATGCGATCGGGCTGATGATGGACGAGGAAACGTGGTTCACCGCTGCCGAGGCTGTAAACTTTGGATTCGCTGACCAGATCGTGAACGCCTCAGAGGAAACCGTCGCGTCTATCAAAGCCTTTAACTATGTCAACGCTCCCGACTGGATTCGTGCTGTTGAGCCTGTCGAGGTTGCTGCATCCGAGCCGGTCGCAGTCCGTCGAAGTCTCGCAAAGGCGAAACTTGCCGCGGAACGTTGTTGCAATAAAACGAGCAAGAACTAAAAAGAGAATATAAGCCTAGCACTTATATCGTCGCGTCGTGCGTCTCCTCATTAGCGGACTCAAAGAACAGCGACACCAAAACCAAAAAATAAAAAATAACTACAGAAGGATATTGTCAGATGACACTAGAAGAAATCAGAGAACGCATCGTCGAGATGCAGGAACAAATGCAAGCCGTTATTGCTAACGCTGAAGAACTCAACCGCGAACTCACCTAAGACGAAGGCGAATAAATCGACGCCATCCTCGAAGAAATCGAGAACAAGCTGCGACCACGTGAAACACGCATGGAAAAAGTCGAAGCTGAAAAGCAACGGATCGCACTGGCTCAGATTCCAGCCGTCGCTGTGCAATCCTCGACCTCAATGCCTGCCGTGCCAAAATCGCACCGCAAACTGCGAGCGTTTGACAGTGAACAGGACGCATATCGTGCTGGGCTTTGGTTTAAAGCGTCGTTCTTGAACGACAGCGAAGCCGGTCGCCTATGCAACGACTACGGAATCCTCAACACAGCCACCGAAGGCACGAACTCAGCCGGTGGTTATCTTGTGCCGGATGAATTGTCGTCTGCCATTATCGCAGTTCGCAACCGAGCAGGCGTTGCACGCCAACTCTGCAAAGTTGTCGGCATGTCTAGCGACGTTTTGAACATCCCGCGAGTGACCGCAGGCTTGACAGTTGACTATCCAGCCGAAGCCGCTGCAATTACTGCCAGCGATCAAACTTGGTCGCAGGTAGCACTCACAGCCGTTAAGCGATCGGTGATCGCAAAAACGTCGAATGAGTTGCTTCATGACTCGGTTATAAACGTGATTGATGATCTCGCTGTCGCAATCGGGAACGCCTTTGCCGTTCAGACCGACAATGAGCTAGTCAATGCCGACGGCTCCAGCAGTTTTGGCGGGGAATCTGGAGTGCTTGATTCAATGGGAGCCGCTTCAAAGGTGACTATGGCATCGACGAATACATCTTTCGCGGATATTACCCTCGCGAATCTCAATGCTTTGGTCGGCTTGATGCCTGATAAGTTCTACTCGTCTGCTACTCCTGCGTTCTTGATCGGTCGCGTTGCATGGGCAAGCTACATTCAGAACCTCCTGTATGCGGCTGGTGGCAACACTTTCCTTTCCCTCAGTGGAGACTCAGACGGTAGCGGTGCAACTGCTCAACTGTTCGGCTTCCCTGTTTATATCTCCGATCAAATGCCAGCCGATGCGGTCAGCACTTGCGGAGTTCTTTTTGGAAATTGGCAAGACGGCGTTTGTATTGGCGATCGCATGGATATGGAAATCAGTGTGTCAGAAGAAGCGTTCTGGGCAAACGATATTACAGCGGTGAAGGGAACGACCCGCTACGATATTTCGGTTGTAGACGCCGGAGACGGTTCAGACGCAGGTGCAGTCGTTGGTTTAAAAACAGCAGCAAGTTAGTCCTGATATGGGGAATTACGGAATGACGATACGATTGAAATTTGAAAGAGAATGGCGAGCGTATCGCGCTGCGACAAGTTATGACGTGCCGAAGCCGTTGGCTGACATTTTAGTCAGGCGCGGCTTTGCCGTTGTAGCACCGAAACCAAAACCGAAGGCACGCAAGCGAAAGAAGTCCCCCAATGGCAATGACCAAAACCCGTGACTATGTGTCTGTTGATCCAGTTGCCCGTCCTGTCACGATAGAAGACGCGAGATTACATCTCGACCTAGACGACAATTATTATGATTCGCAACTCGATATATTGATCGACGTCGCACGTCGCCGAGTAGAGCAGGACACCAGACGCAGCTTAATCACACAGACGCACGTCCTGTCAATGGATACCTTCCCATCTAATGGAATTATCGAGTTACCGACGGCACCCGTCCAGAGCGTGACCAGTGTGACCTACGTCGACACCAACGACGCGACCCAAACCTTGTCAGCGTCCACGTATTCGGTCGATTATAACAATACACCTAGTCGGATTGTAATCAATGACGACGAATCGTTCCCCACTGTCCGCGCACACTACGACGACATCAAGGTGACGTATGTGTCAGGATACGGCTCAACTGTCGCGAGCGTCGATCCTGTGGCGAAATTTGCAATTTTAATGCTCGTAAGTCACCTATTCAACTCGCCATCTGTCACATCTCACGGATCGGTCAACATAGTGCCGATCGGATACGAGTCGTTGATTGATTCGCTCAAATGGGGGCAATACCCATAATGAGACGAATGAAGCAACGCTTTACAATCGAAAAGCGATCGACCAGCGTCGACGACGCCGGTCAGCAGTCCACGT